AAAAAAGAGCTGCGTGCCTGGGCCTCTATGAGTGGGCTAAAAGTAGCCAGTTTCGTGCTACGAAAATATTGTTTGCAAGTTAATGAGAAAGATAATATGATCACGTATGATTTATCAAGTCGTGAGGGTCCAATAATACGTGTGATCAAAATGCAGAGTGAAGATTGGGATCAGGCTCAGAGACGTTTGTTACAAATATTGAATGCTAAACTCGATGTTGTTCGAATTGAAAACCAAGTAAAGTTTGGAGTTAAAGGTGATGATATTTATAGTACGCCACGTGATAGGATCAGTATTATGTCGGCGACAAATATGTATCGACAAATTATTCCAGGGCTTCCTGATTCATGGTTGCCTAATGCTTCAATTAGGCCGAATATTCATGTTTTGATAGCTAATCTTCTGTGGCGATATGATTTGGAGCGGTTTTCTAAGTATGGGATACTCCAAGTAGATATTACTCAAGTTTGTCCGCATAATCATTTAGTTACAGGTCAAATTATGCGGGACGTTGGAGTGCCTTCTCTGATGTTGTTGTGTTTGAGAGTTATTAGTTCATATAATTTGGCATATGGAGGGACAGCGTTGTACCCCTATGTTTCGAATGCGTGTTTCAACCCATTACTTGGATTAGGTGATAAGCTATCTCGACTGCCTAAGAGTTATGTGAGCTTTCTGCCAGAATTTAGGTTTAATGATGTGCATCGTTCATTAAACTATTATTATTTATACTGTGTTAAAGTGCAGAAATTCAAGTTTACATTTGAGCCAGATGATTTGGAACTGTTTAAATATAATAATGCGAAGTGTGGATATCGTAATTGGGATAAAATCAAAGATGTTCAGCTTGATCCGTATCTTCGTGTTAAGTTCACAAGTAAACCGTCAAAGACACAAGCTCAAGCCACCTTGATGCGTGAAATGTTACAAGCTGTTTTTATAGCGTTTAATGATACTAAAGAAGGAGGTGTCCCATATGAGAAGTATATTAAGCAGTTTATAACAACGTTGTCTATCAAAGAGCAGAATTTGTCTGCGATTGATTTAGGAACCATGTCTGATTTTACTGTTCGTGAATTATATCATAAATCAAGGCTTTTCTTTTTGTCTAATGATTCAATGTTGCATAAGTTTTTCCTCACAAGGGTTAAGGGTGAACGTACGTATTTTCCTGATTGTATGGATGTTTTTGGGTTAAAATCTGCGAAGAATATGACAGTTAATATCTCAATTGGGTTTACGTGGACTAGAGGTGGTGCGCAATTGTTGCATGATGCAATGCATGGTGATAGGTTTGATCAATATCGTAGGGTTAGCCTTGAAGGAGATTCTCCTGATAATGTTTGTTGTACTTATGAGCGTGTTAGTGCTGGTGATATGCTCGTGGGTTCTGGAGACATTAAATCTCTTGACACTTCGATCACGGCAATGCCATTGTTATTGTATTTAATGTTTGCGCAGATATGGGTTCAGCGTGATGATGCTGATCCATCTTATCGGATGTTTCAGTACGTTCTTGAGAGTTGTGCTGAGCAGTTGGCCGGAAAAACTGTGCGGTGGATAAAAGACTTTATTTTGTTAATTGGAGTAATGCCGTCAGGTTCTCTTGAAACCTCACATGGTGATTCGTGGGTTGTTGGTGTTGTTTACTGGTTGGCATATGTTTTTAATGTGATGGAGAAACAGTCGCCTGAAATTCGAAAAAAAATTTGGACAGCTCTTTGTGATCGTTTTATTGGAATATGGGTTTATGGTGATGATTATCTTAAAGTTTATCCAAAAGAACTTCGTGATTATATTAATGTTGAGAGTTTTGCTCAGTATTTGTTGATTTCGCATGGTGTTCAGATGAAAAATTTTGAAGAGTTTACTTCAGTTAAAACCTATTTGCGAGTTGTAAATAATGAGGTGTTGAGTCGTGTGTATACTGGTCCTAGTTATCTAAAAAGACACTTCATCGAATCTGCAAATTTTAATTTGGAGGCCCGTAATCCATCAATAGCGTCTGTTGTTTCTTGGCGTCCTTTTGCACAGTATCAGTGGAGGGCTGGTGTTCCCCGAGATCGTCATGCGCCTATATATTTGAATCTGTCTCGGCTTATTGGCCTTGCTTATGATACTTTGGGAGTTGATCCTGTCTCCTATCATTATTTGCAATTTTTGTATAAGCATTCGTGGGATTACAGCGAAAAAATGGTGGGTGCAAATTATCTTACTGCTAACATGCCTAGATGGCTTGAGGAAGATATAAAATATCTCCGAAAAATTAATTTTAGAGTTGAGCATTCAAACTTTCCTTCTAGAGAGGAATTGCTCAAGCTCAATACTACTGTTCGAAATTATCACTACCCGCCTGGGGTAGGTACTTGGCAAACTCATCTTAAAGATAATGAATGGTGGTAAAATTTTCCTTGTTTCCC